ATGGAATTAATTATAGAGTCTTGCTAAGTCATCAAGGGCACAGATATGAATCTTTTATGCAGTCTGACTTTTCGTCAAACAATAACATAACAGAATTGACTGAAGAAACTCGCGTTTATGAGACAACCGTTAACATGAAAGTTCTTGGTTATTTGATTGGTGCTGATTCAAACCAAAAACAACCTTTTGTTGTAAGAAGAGAAAATGCCGTTGCAGTAAGAACTCCAAGAGAACATGTGATATTTGGAGACATTCCAGACTGGAAAGGTGGAAAGTATAACGATTAATGTTTTAATTTCTCGCTTATATAAGTTATAATTATTCATATGTCTGCATCGTTAAACATTCCTAAAATAAGAGTCAGAATCGCTTCAGTTAGCCAAAAGAGTGGCTATGGGATGGCATCAAGAAACATATCAAAATCTTTTTTAAAATCAGATATTCCAGCTTATTTTGATTCCAATGATGTTTTTTTTGATAAAATGCCCAAAACCAATGAAGGCATTAAGATAAATTTCTATATCAGGCCACCTTTTATGGTTTACGAAAAAGAAGATGGTGATTATAATATAGGTTATTTTTATTGGGAGACAGATACTTTACCTCGGGAGTGGAGTGTATTTATAAAGAAAAGATTAGATGAAATTTGGGTTCCTTGTGAAATAACTGCCAATGCTTGTAGAAAGGCAGGGTTTCAAGGTCCAATAGAAATCGTACATACTCCTTTAGATTTTGATAGTGATAGTTTAGGCGACTTGGACAACGAAAATCAACAGAAGCAATCAATAGAATCTGTATATATATTTTATTCTATTTTCCAATGGCATCATCGCAAAGGTTATGATAAATTATTTCAAGCATATTATGAAGAATTCGATAGCAGCGAAGATGTTCTTCTTTTTGTAAAAACTTCACCCGTAAGACATAAAGAGCATGGAATACATAAAATAGAAAAAGACTTAGAAGATATGTCAGAATTATACGCCAAAGATAATATGCCAAAAGTGTATGTAATTAAAAATCCAGTCCCAGAAAGTTCTATTAATGAGATTCATAATATTGGTGATTGTTTTGTGTTACCACATCGAGGAGAGGGATGGGGAATGCCTATTCATGAAGCCATTAGTGAAGGTAACTTAGTGATAACTACTAAATTTGGAGGAATAACTGAAAAACTCAATGATTCAAACTCAATGATAATTGGTAGTGAGCGCAGTACAGTTACACCGATGAATTGGAACGGATGGTATCAGGATTATCAGGAGTGGGCAGAGCCTAGTGTTACTCACTTAAGAGAGCTGATGAGGCAAGCTTATAACGAAGGTAAAAATGGATACCCCACCAAGAGGAGCGAGGCTAAAAAACTAGGGAGAAGCATGAATATAGAATCATTCGCTGAAAGTGCAAAAAAAATTCTATTGAAAGAAAGATTTAAGAATATGGTATAAAAAATAATGTGCATAAAGTATGCAAATATAACGATTAATGTTTCCTTGTCTTTTGGAGGCATAACATACTATTTATTATAGAATTTAAGTATTTATTACTATGTAAGGAGATTCCCATAAATGGCTAAAACCGGCGTCGATAAATTTAGATTTGTATCACCAGGAGTGCAAATCGCAGAAATTGATAACTCTCAATTACCTCAAATTCCAGAAAACATTGGTCCTGTAATCATCGGGACTGCACAACAAGGTCCAGGTCTAAGACCTGTTAAAGTTTCTTCGTTTTCTGAATTTGTTGAAATCTTTGGCTCACCAGAAGCAGGTAACAAAGGTGGAGATATTTGGAGAGATGGAGGCTATGGCGTTGCTCCTACATACGGTGCCTATGCAGCACAAGCATGGCTAAAAAACAACAACCCAATCACTTATGTGAGACTTCTTGGTCGCGCAAGTGATGACGCTACAGCTGCTGGTGAAGCAGGTTGGCAAGTTGGTAATTCTCCTGTTGCAAACTCATATGCTAGCGGAGCTGCTTATGGCTTGTTCTTGATTAATAGCGGAACGGCCCAAACTGGTACTCTTGCAGCCACATTCTATTGCCAAGACGGTGCAGTCGGTTTGTCTGGAACAGTTGCTGGTGGTGTAACTACAACTGGCAGCACAAATCACCTTATTGAGTCAGTTGGTGCCAATCTTGAATTTAATGCAGTCATCAGAGATTCAAGTGGAGCAGTCACTGACACCCTTACATTTAACTTTGGAGAAAATTCCAAAAACTACATTAGAAAAGTTTTTAACACAAATCCAACTCTAGTTGATAATACTCGTGAATATGCATCTGGTTCTGTAAAGAATTATTTCCTTGGGGAAACATTTGACAGAGACATCGACGAGCGCATTACTAACAATGGCACAGGCGGAAATGTTTACGGTGCTATCTTGCCTCTGCACAACGATTCAACTGATGTTAATCTCAATCGTGCAAGCCTTACAAAAGCAGAAACTGGCTGGGTTATTGGTCAAGACTTGGGAGGAGTTCCAGGAGATTACAGCCCAAGAAACATGCAAAAGCTTTTCAAATTTAAAGCTCTTGAAGGTGGTCAATGGAATCAAGCAAACATTAAGATCTCAATTAGAGATGTTAGGCCATCTGCAAACGATATTGAAAAATATGGTTCTTTTACAGTAGAAATCAGAGATGCAAAAGACACAGACAATGCAGCTCAACCTCTAGAATCATTTACAAATTGTACATTAAATCCATATTCTAGAAACTATATTGCTGAGAAAATTGGTAACAGTTATGCAGAATGGTCTGATACAGACCGTAGATTTAGAGAATATGGAGATTTCCAAAATCGTTCAAAATACATTTATGTGGACATGGATCCTGATGTTCATGGCGGCGCAACTGATCCAGAACTTCTTCCGTTTGGATATTTCGGGCCTTTAAGGTATAAAGGCTTCTCAGTTTCTGGCTCTGACCAAACTGTCCCAACTGCGTTTGGTGACGATACTACTGCATTTGCAGAAGCTATGGTTCGCCCAATGGACGCTGGTTATGGCGGTAATGCAAGCAATGCACTTATCCAATTCGACGGAACTTTCACTGGTTCTTTCGCGTTTCCAAAAACACGATTAAGGAGATCAACTGAAACTGGTGATTTGGCAAGCCCTAAAGACGCTTACTTTGGCCTTGACACAACAAAATCAGGAAGCTCGAACAGGTTTGAAAATTCTTATGTTGATGTTGTCAGAGGTCTAAACGATAACCTTATTGGAACATTTGACGATGAAAATGGCTACACAGAATTCTCTTATGTTTTCTCTCTTGATGATATCACTAGACACTCTGGTAGCTCTCCATCAGCATCTGATGATCCATCAACAACTCAAGCGTTCTACCTCTCAGGTTCCCGTGCAAGCAGTCTTTCATTGACTGCGACTGGCTCTGGTGCAACTTATAAAGAAGTTCTGGATGCTGGCTTCGACCAATTCACAATGCCAATCGTTGGCGGATTTGATGGTCTTGACATTACAGAAAGAAATCCATTTAACAATTATGTTCTTGGTGGAACTAACACTTCAACAATTACTGAGTTTAACAGCTATGCATTCAACTCTGTTAAATGTGCAATTGATGCAGTTAGTGACCCAGAGGTAATTGATTGCAACATGCTTATTGCCCCAGGTATTTGGACAGAGGGTTTGACAAATCAAATGTTAAAAGTTTGTGAGAGTCGCGGAGATGCAATGGCAATCATTGATATCGAAGGGAACTACTTGCCTCGTGAAGATAGAGCAAGCTATGTTACTAGCGATTCTGATTCAAATGTTATCGGAAATGTTCAAACTGCTGTTGATACTCTTAACAATCGACAAATTAACAACAGCTACGGTTCAGCATATTATCCTTGGGTAAGAATTAAGGACGACAACTCAGGTCTTTCACTTTGGGCACCTCCTTCAATTGCGGCCTTCGGAACTTACTCAAGCACGGAAGCAAACTCTGAACTTTGGTTCGCTCCTGCTGGCTTTACTCGCGGTGGCTTAACAGAGGGTGCTGCTGGTATTCCTGTTCTTGGAGTGAAACAAAGATTAACATCTAAAGACAGAGACAAGCTTTATGAGGCGAATATTAACCCAATCGCTCAATTCCCAGCAGAAGGGATTGTAATTTTTGGACAAAAGACTCTTCAAATTACTCCATCTGCTCTCGACAGAGTTAATGTTAGAAGAATGTTGATCTTTGTCAAGAAAGAAATTTCTAGAATCTCTTCAAGATTGTTGTTCGACCAAAATGTTGAATCAACATGGGATAGATTTACTGGTCAAGTTGTTCCATTCCTTGACTCAGTTAAGGTAAGACTTGGTTTGGAAGACTACAGAGTATTGTTGGATCGCTCAACAACTACTCCTGACTTGATTGACAGAAATACAATGTACGCAAAAATCTTCCTAAAACCAGCAAAAGCAATTGAGTTTATCGCGATTGACTTTGTAATTACAAATAGTGGAGCATCTTTTGAAGATTAGTCCAAAAGATGACTATTTAGATTAGGAGAATATAACACATGAGTTTTTGGCAAGATCCCAACTTAGAACCTAAAAGAGGTTATCGATTTGTACTAAGCATCCCAGGAGGAGCTTCACTAGGCATCAAGCAATACTTGGTTAAGAGCGTAACAAAACCTGCTTTTACTGTCAACACAGATAGTCACAAATATCTGAATCACACATTCCACTACCCAGGAAGCTTGGAATGGAATGAAGTTAGTTTTACAATTGTTGATACAATCGACCCGGACTCTAATGGTTCAAAAGATTTGATGACTATTCTTGAAAACTCAGGATATGAATTGCCAACCACTCCGCAAGGCCCAGACACTCTTGCAACAATATCAAAAAGAAAATCTGTTCAATCTTTGGGGCAAATGAGAATTAAAACTCTCGACTCAGACGGAAACACAGTTGAAGAATGGGTACTCAACAATCCTTTCGTAACACAAGCAACCTTCGGAGAGCTTTCTTATGATGAAGAAGGGCTTCTAAATGTCGATGTTACTGTTAGGTACGACAACGCTTATCTAAATGTGAATGGTGTTGGCAAGTTCCCAAATACTTCAGGAGCTAACTAAAATAAATTAAGAGGTTTATATGCCAAGAAATGATGACTCTCGATTGGGAGTTCAATCTGATGGTGACTCACCAGCAGTATCGCAGGATGCACAATCACTTTTAAATTTTGTAATACCAACGGAATTTGTTGATTTGCCAACAAAAGGCAAGTTCTATCCTGCAAATCACCCTTTACACGAGAAAGACACAATTGAAATTCGCTATATGACAGCGAAAGAAACTGACATTCTCACATCAAAAACACTTCTCAAAAAAGGTGTTGCGATTGACAGAATGTTGGAAAGCATTATTGTTGACAAAAACATTAAATGTAAAGACTTATTTGTTGGAGACAAGAATGCTCTCATTATTGCATCCAGAATCAGTGGATTCGGAAACGATTATGAGGCACAAGTAACTTGCACACATTGCGGTGCGGCTTGTGAGCAGAACTTTGATCTAACAGAAGTCAAAACAAAAGAAACACCAGAAGACATTAAGTTTTCTGAAAATGGAACATTTTTCATTACTCTTCCAAAAACAGGCATTATCGCTGAATGTCGCTTATTGACTGGAAACGATGAAAAGGTTTTAACCGCAAAATCAGAAAAAAGAAAGAAATTAAAGTTGCCCGATACAGCACTGACTGATCAATATAAATCTATTATTGTCAGTCTAAATGGAGTATCAGAAAGGAGTACGGTTGAGGAATTTGTAGATCTCATGCCTGCACTTGACGCAACACATCTTCGCAAAGAATATGAAAGAGCGCGTCCAGATATTGACATGAGCTATGATTTTACTTGCGAATCTTGTGATGCTGAAAATGCTGTTGATTTACCATTCTCAACCAACTTTTTTTGGCCTGACTAGTGAATATGTAAAACATGTTTACGAACAGATGTTTTATCTGAAGCAGTATGGCGGCTGGAGTTTTGCCGAAGCTTATAGTTTGCCCATTCAGTTAAGAGAATGGTGGCTCGAAAGACTTGGAAAAGAGTTTGAAAAAGAGCGTGAACAGATTGAAAAAGCAAAGAATAAGAACTCATCATCTAAAAGATAATTTGAAGCCCCCTTCATTGGGGGTTTTTTATTTTAATTTGCAAACTATTTAACCTATAGAGGGGCACTCGATGAATAACTCAAATGAAAATCAAGTCATAAAACTTTCACAATTAGGGCAATTAAATGAAGTCGAAGCATATGTTAGACAATTCTCAAATCTTGTGAAAGACTTGTTAATGACAATGATGGGATATTCAAATAAGCCAATATCAGTTGAAGGAACAAAACAACAAGTTCAGTCCTTTATTAGAGTTCTTGGGCAAGAAAAAAAGTATATGGAAACATATAGAGATTATGGGCCAGACAATCCAAGAACTGTTAAAGTTCGTGCAAGACTTGATAAAGAAATTAAAGACTTTGAAAGAAGAATGGGTGTTGAGTGGCCTCTTAGGTAATTAGATTATGGCTAATGGTGATGACGGTGGCATAGCGAAAGGCGCGATAGATGCAGTTGCAAAGTCAGCTGAAATCCTCACAGATACATTGGATTTCCTTAGAGGGACTGCCGAAGCACTCGCAGAACCATTTGATAAGGCTGCGAAAGCTTCTGAAGCTTTTATGCAAAGCTTGGGTGCGACGGGTGGTTTCGTTGGCTTTAAAGACCTTGCATTACAATTAGATAATCTTCAAGTTAGCTTACAACAAGCAACCGGACAAGGCGATAAATTCTTAAAAATGTCTATGGGAGTTTCCGGTGAACTTGGAAATCTTTCAATAACAACAAATGAAGCTTCTCAAGCAGCACAAAGCTTATTTTCTTCTTTTAGAAGTTTTACTTTGTTGGCTCCTCGGTCGCAGCGAGCACTTGTAAAACAAGCATCAGCTATGACTAGGCTTGGGATTTCAACTCAAACAACTGCACAAAATCAAGAAATATTAATCAAAGCAATGGGCATGACATCCCAACAAGCCATTGCAACAAATGAAGATCTTGCTGCATTTGCTTTAGATATTGGAGAAGCACCGGCCAAAATCGCTAATGACTTCGCTGCTGTTGGTCCAAAGCTTGCAAAATATGGCAAATCTGGTACAAAAGTATTTAAGCAATTGGCCGCACAGTCAAAAGCAACTGGTGTTGAAATGGGCAAGCTTTTGGCCATGACAGAAAAATTTGATACATTTGAAGGTGCAGCTCAGTCTGCTGGACAATTAAATGCAATGCTTGGTGGGCCTCTGT